TGCATCGTAAACTAGCCCCCCTTTTGGGGGGTTATTTTTTTTAGCCGCGAAATTTTATAATTACCAACCAACTCAACATCCGCATGGTCCCTCCGGCTGGCACCCGTCCGGCCTCCCACACTTACCTCGTCCGGTTCCTCGGAAAAATCAATGTATCGAATACCATCATCGTATTGCACCACAAAAAAACTAGGCACCCCGATCTGCTCGCTGAGCATGTTTGCACTGGCCCTTTTCAGCACAGAAAAAATGATGGTCGGATAGGTTTCGGCCCGAACATTTCTCACACGAATCTCAGCCAGCGCAACGATCTTTTGTTGCCTCACGAGCGCAAAGTCTAACCGGTAGCTGAGCGGCAGCTTCAGGTAATCGCACTGCCACCGTTCGGCCACCGCCTGCATCACCCCTGCCTCACGCGACAGGTCTTCCTCTGTCTCATACAGTGGCCTAGCCAGCCTTCCGCCTCCCCTTGGCAAATAACTGCGTCAGAGCGCTTTTGACAAAGTCGAGGGTATGGTCTGGCTCTGCATCTGCGGGTATGGATGCAACGGCCTGCCTTCGCTCGTCAAGCGTGGGCAAATCGGCTATACGGGTTGGCAGATAATAGACGAGCGTTGCCCGTGCGAGAGAATGAAATTCCGGCTGAAGATTGGCCTCGATGTATTCAAGGCATTCGGGGTAATGAATTTTATCCGCCGCTTTTTGAACCGTCAGTCTAAGTTGCTCCGGCCTCATCAGAATTCCAACAGATCGCGCATCACCATGATGCCGTCTTGTAGATCCGTCGTTGCCGTTGAGGCATCGCTGGAGGGATAAAAACCACCGCCCCAACCGATGTCACACAACCGGAAAACGCACCGGATAGGGTGGCGATCGAACTTATAAATCAACACGGGAATTAAATCGCCAGAGGTGCTGTTACAGCATTGGCGCCACCATTCGGGATGGTGCCACGCCCCCTTGGCATAGCGCTTACATTCGATCCTTAAATTGTAGAACTCAATATCCGCCCGACCGGACTGCTGATATTGATCTAAGACTCTTTTTAGGTGGTCGGCGCACTCCCCAAATTCCTCCTGAAAAATCTTTATGATCTGTCGCTCAAAGGCGTGGCCCTTGGCTCTGCCGTTAATCACGCTTCAGCACCTCACCGGTGCGCGGATCGATGCCATCGGCCACCTTCAGCCACCAGCTTGCCTTGCCGATATCGGTGCCCTGCTGGCCCTTATGTCGATGCCTCCAGAGGTACTTAAACGCAGTGACCTTGGCAAAGATCCTGACTTCATCCAAGCCAAAAACCTCAAACATCGCATCAACACATTCAACACTGCTAAAGCGATAGTGGGCCGGCGAATTGACATCGTCATCCGGTTCCGGCATTTGCCTCGGCGGTACAACGCAGTGCCCTGCCTCGCAATCGGCGTTCATCAGCGCCTCGACGTAGTCATCGCCGTTCAATTCGCTCGCGGAGCCAGTCGAGAAGCTCTTGCTCGGCCCCGTAGCGTTCGACAAATCGTCGCTTGAACGGATGTCGGGAAGTGTATAGCTCATTGTCATCTCCTTGTCGGTGGTGCCGGTAGCACAACGGAAGCGTCAGCAAGTGACAGTCCGGCCGCGTTTTTCCGGCGATGTGATGGATTTCCGGCGGGGTGTAAACGTGGAAGAATTTCTTGCAGATAACACACCCAAACTGGGTGATCGCGTCCATCCACTCCCGCTCTTCAACCGTTGCTGTCTTGCTCTTCAACGGCGGGCGCGTCAGTAACCGTGATGTCTCCGTAGAGGTAGTCGACCGAGACGTTGAAATAGCCGGCTATGCGCTTCATAACGTCATAGCGAGGACTTGCCGTCTTGCCGTGGATAAAGCGATTGATGGTCGGTTGCGAAACCCCTGTGCGCCTACTCAGCTCCGTCTGAGACACCTTAAATTCGTCCAATAATTTCTCTAGCGCGTTCACAATTAGCTCCTAGTTAGTCAGTGTTGTAAATTTGATTCTTTTCAAACCTCAGGGTGGCCATTCGGGAACGCCAGCCCTGAAACTCCATCTTGCATGCTTCCAGCTCGGCTTTAGCGGCTTCGAGATCGCCCTTGGCGGCATACACCGACATGCGAGCCTCAAAGCATGCGTCATCTTCATCGGCGTAGCGCTCTTGCTTGCCAATCGTCTTAATGCCACTCGCCTCTGCGATGGCCATGGTCTGTGCCGTCTTTTTCTTAGCGGTCAACTCACACCGGCCGACATACCTAACAGCCTCCCGCAAGGACTTGCCCGCCTCCCGAACCTTCTCCGCATACCTCTCAACAACATCTATTTCCATCACGCATTCCTTATGTCAAAGTCAATGTATTTTCTGGCCGATCGCGAGTTCTTCCTCTCCATGAATTGCATCGATTCAGGATCGAAATCAAAGCCAATTTTGCCCTCGTATAGACCGTTCCGATTCTTCAAAACCTCAAGATAGCTATCCCACTGGGAGGCGTACTTCTCATCCACCTCCTCCAGCAAGATCTCGGCTTCCGCAACAGCTCGCTGCTTGCGCTTGTTCTTGAAAATCGAAACAAAGCCATCCGCCAGATCGGTGATGCTGCCGCTACCCTTAACGTCGTATTTGTTAGGTGCTAAGTACTCGGACTCACCCTTTCGCACATGGCACACGAGAAAAATTGTCACGGGGAAAGCGAGCTTGAAATTGACGAGCAACTCACAGAACTTCTGCTGCCCCTCTAGGTCATCCTGCCTGACCATATTGGTAAGGCTGTCAATCACAAACACGTTAACGCCATATCGGCGATATGCGTACTCGAAACAAGTCATCAGCTCCTTCGGCTTGGGCGTGAGCTTGTCGACAAACAGCCATAGATTGGGCGTCAGCCAATCGAGCAGCGCCTTCCGGTAGGGTTTGGCCGGCGTTGACAGACCACCAGCCTGTTTCAGCATTCGCCCTAACGTCGATCGAGGCGGCATCTCCATGGAGGCTATCAACACCTTCTGATCCTGCTCGACTGCATTGAGCGCAAGCTGACCCAGCCACATCGACTTGCCATGGCCGTTGATGCCGGCAACCCCCCAAAGCTCGCTGGGCCGGAAACGGATATCCTCCTCATCGAGTTTTTTCCAGCCCGATCCAAAGCCTGTCTGATCGTCAGCCTGTGAGAAGAACTCGTCGATCTCATCTTCAAACTCCAGCACACTGCGGAGCGTCTCAGGGTCTTTCCATACGGCTTCGTCATAGGCTCGCTCAAGCATCCATCTGGCCTGTTCGTAACCCTCGGCCTCAATCATTTCGTTGATGTCTTTCTTGGGCAGATTGATGCGAAAGCATCGGTCCCCCAGACGGGAGATAATCTCCTGCGCGGCAAGCTCACCTTCAGCATCCATGTCGGTCGCTATCAGGATTCGTTCAAACCGGTTCAGGTTCTCATATTCATTCGCGATCCAGTTTGTTTGCTTAGCGCCCTTACCTCCTCCGAACGGCACACTTAACGCGGGGAAGCCTAGCTCGCCACACGCAACAGCGTCCCACTCGCCCTCAGTCAGCCAGATCTCACGGGCATCAGCCGGCACGGTATGCCACCCGAACAAGATCGGTTTCAAATCTTTCTGGGTGCGAGGCGTCCCGTCACCCGTCACCGGCTTGGTCTTTAAAAACGCCAGCTCTCCCGTCACATCAAAGTATTGAAATACCGCATCAGTGCCGGTCTTGCTGTCAGCCTCGTACAGCTTCCATTTGAAGCAGATCTCACCGACATCCTTAAAGCCCCTTCCCTCCATATAAGCGTGGAGGTGCAAGCTGGAATTCTGTTTCGGTGGATTGGGTTTTTTGTAAGATTTTTTTTGTACCGCGCTAAATTTTTTGGACGGCTTCTGGTCGCGAACACCAATGCGCTTTTTCGCCCAGTCCATTGCCTCGATCAGCGAGCAGCCGTTGATATGCTGAATGATGTCCAGCAAGTCTCCTCCCTGCCCCGTTGCAAAGTCCATGAACTTGCCCGCCTGATCGCCGTGGAGATACACGCTCATCGAGCGGCCGGTCTCACCGGAGATTGAGCCGATCTTGAACATGCCCGACTCCACTTTGCCGTCGGGATACAGCTCAGCACAAATGCTCCCCGCATGTTGGCCTAAACGATCGGCCAGTTCCCTGATTTCCATAAAGCCTCCTCAGACTACTTCACCAGTTCCATGATTTTGTTTTGTTTAGCCTGCCCTTTGAAAACGGACAGGGAAGACCACTCGGCGTCGAAGCTCTTCCAGTTCTGCGCGATCACATAGTCAATCGCCTCGTCCTGATCAAAGCCTCCCCGAACCAGCCCGAAAAAGCTCGCTCGCATCTGCGCCTCAACCTTGTCCCCAAGCTGAGTGCTCTTCGACTTGAACTCGACCCACTTGATCCATGCTTTGGCAGAGGCCCCTGCCGGAGGAGAACGTAACAACCGTTCCTTTTTGGCGGATTTAGGTTCTTTAGCTTCTATTTGTTCTTTAGTTTCTATTTGTTCTTTGTTCGCGGTTATCAAGATCTTGTCTTTACAAGATGTGGTGTTTTCCAGATCTGGTAAATCGCGATCTGGTGAATCGTAGACCACCCAGTCCCAGCCGGTGATTGTGCCGGTCTCTTTATCTCGCAGTGGCGCCTTAACAAGGTAGCCGGCTTCTGCCAGCTCTCTGGTAATGCGCGTTACCTTGCCGGTCGAGATGCCAAAGAACTTGGAGATCTGCACATTGGTTATTCGCCACGTTTCGGCATGGCTCAAGAGGTACACGAGAACGCCCAAACTGTCCGGCCCAATCCCATCCTCCCGCTCACTGGCGCTGGTGCCGCCACGCAGTAATGCATTCGGGATTCGGGTATACTTGATCTCGTCGTATCGGGCTGTGCGGAAGATAGCCAAGCTCGCCCTCCAAGGTAGGTGACATTTAATCTATTATTCGATTTCCAATCTATCATGTGATTGTAAATACTTTTTCGCGTATACGCAATTGCAATTTATCTTGTGCTTAAATTTGCATTTAAGTATTTAAAAATGCTTTAATGGTCCATACCAATGGGTTGTGGCTCACGGATTCATGATGGTGACCGCAATGGGCGGCCTAACAACACGGAGGAATTTAGGTAAATGAAGAAGACATTTACGAAGCAAGATCGAGCCTTGCTTGTTGAGCGAGTGCTCAACGCGGCGAAGGTGACCATGAAGGGGCGTGTCTCAGAAGTGGCGAAGACATGCAATGTCTCGCACCCCACCGCGTCGGGCTGGATAAAAGGCAGCTTGCCACGCGACCCCTCGGTGATGCCTGTGTTTTGCGACACTTATGGCATGGATATTTTTGAGTGGATCGACGGCACCCCGCGAGGCGAGACGTTACAGATCGACAAGCTCACCCGAAACATAGCCGCAGTGGCCGGCTTTTACGCTCAGTCTGATCGAGACATTGACCCCGATGCATTTGCCAAGCTCGTCATGATGGCGTACTCGGAGGAAGACAAAACGCAGTTTATGCTCGACAACCTTAATGAATTAGCCATTTTTCCAAATTTGCAAAATTAGCGCTGCTAATATCGCCTTTCCGCAGGGTTTTCTTGCCGGATCACACCACTCCTCCCCCCCTAAAACCGCCGAAAATGCTAAAAAAGCGCACAATTAGTTGACTGAAGTGTCAACTTTTGGATTTTTTCATAATATTTTTAAAATATTTGTGTTTTTGCATAATATTGCGTTGACAACTATGCATTGATGAATTAAATTCAACAAATCAAACAATATCTTGGGACAAAATTATGGATAGCAGTGAATCAATCGTTACTTTAAAGCAGCGGGCTGCCGACTTTCCGGCCCTCCGGTCTGAGGAAAACCGCGCACTCTGGTTGCAGAACACCTTGTATAAACGGTGGGGCCTCAAAAAGCACGGCTTGGCCCGCACCATTGAGGAGGTGTTGAAAGTACCTTACTCAAAAGCATGCGATTTAGTGTCGGGCAAAACCAGTGACAGCGTCACAAACGCCAACTTCGCTATCGTCTTTGATTTCTGGCTGGTCAACTGGCTTTACGACAACATCAGCGCCTACATGGAGTTCTGGTCGGCCGGTGACCGAGGTAGAACTGTTAAGTCGCTTTTGATGGGAGATGCTTCGGCTGATCTGTCCGAAAACAATGCCCAGTGGGCCACCTCGATCGAGAAGGCTGTCGACTTTGTGAACTTCCAGCTTACAGTTGAAAATGTCATCGATCCCGTTGCCAACACGATAGAAATCACCGATGAGTTTGTGGACTATTATCGAGCGCGAATTCTCAACACCGCCAAACTCATCAAGCTGGAGCAGGAAGGCGGTTCGGTCTTTGATGTGAACACGAAACAACAGCGGGCATTATTAAAGGAGCACCAGCGGGTGCGGGGCATGGGGAGGACATTATGAGGGGAGACAATCACTTAGGACTTCTGAGGGCGTTTCTGGACATGCAGACCGTGCAGGTCGACGAGGCGCGACAATACCATACCAACCCGCATTGGATCATGATCGACCGAGAGCACTACATAGTCGAATGCAGTCCGTCTTTTACTTGTGCGATGGTCAGGGCTGGCCTGTGGCCGAAGAGGCAACGCGCAACAGACAATCTCGCGAATACCGCGAAACCCAAGATGCACTTGAGCAGGGGCCGGTTTGCTTTTCCCAGACAGTATAAGATGGCCATTGAGCACATTGACTTGACGTTTGTGGATCAGGTGACCCGCAAGTACTACATCGAATACCCTCGCGATTTTGGCACTGCCAAGGCCGGCGACATCAGCTCCCATCAGACGATCTACTCCGCCGAGAGCGACGCTGTTGTACTGGCTTGGCATACGATTGACGCGGTCCAACCAAGAGTCTCGATTGACGAACTCAAACGCTAACTATAGGAGGGGCTTATGAACCCATCAGTGTGCCCCGCATGCCCAATTTCGGATGTTTGTATCCTGCAGGAATTTGAGGCGTACTATCGATCTCGCTACGGCATGATTGACTTAACCAGCGAGGCGATCCTTCGTAAGCACAGCGTCTGGTCGGACAAGTGCCAAAGCGTGAAGGCGCCCACACAACAGGCGTCAAATATAATCTATAAATCTAATTATAATTAATTTATCGTTTTTGCATCAATAGATTTGATTCTACCTATTAGATTCCGTATAATCGCATAACAGGCTATACGATAATGGAATCTAGTATATGACAGCAGAAGCATCTGTTTGGAAAACGCTTAGCAGTATTGACGTTAAACCTTTTCTGATCGAAAAAGACGGCACCCCCATCTTACCCCACATGCGGGCACATGCTCTGACCATGGAGCACTATCCCACCTACTCGTGGCAGTTCATTAAAGATGAGCGCGGGCGCGACATACACTATCTGGAAGACGGCTCCGGCGAGGTCAAGATCAAGATGACGATCGATGACCTGTCTCATGAATACTCGATACCAATTTACAGGCCGAATGAAAACGGCCAGACACAGGCGATTAACAACCCTTCGGCGTGGGACCTTAACACTGCAAAGCAGCGGTTGCGCGTTCGGGCGCTCGGTTTGTTTGGTTTGGGCTGGGAGCTATGGCTTGACGGTGACACGCCCATGCCGGCTTTCAGTGACTCGGAGCCGCCGCCTGAAGAGGTCGCTGAAAGTGATAATGAGATCGCCGAGGATTTGTGGGAGCAAGCCGGTGTTCAGGCAGCAACCAACTTAAAAGCCTTTGACCGCAAGGTGAAGCGCTACCAAACGGGACTGCGAAACCATAAGATTGACGATGACCCGAAGGCTGACCAGATCGCCGAACTTCGCCAAGGCTTTCACCATTGACCCGCTCTGCCGAACAACAGGGCAGCGACGAATGGCTCGAAGCTAGGCGCCCCTATGAATCCGCCTCACAAATTGCCGCCCTATCCGGTGAGCACCCCCGTTTAAGTACCGCCAAGTATGTCAGGCAGCGTGTGCGCCAACTTGCGAGAGCGGAGAGCGAGTTTAAGATGGTGCCCGCCGTTGAGCACGGAACAAAGATGGAACCTTACGCCCGCCGTTATCTGGAAGAGCTGAAGAACGTCAAGATCAGGGAGACCGGTTTCATCGTCCACCCAGACTATGACTTTATAGGCGCCAGTCCTGACGGCATGATTGGCTTGGATGCGATCTGTGAATTCAAGTGCCCCTATCCGCTGTACACCAAGAAGCCTTACTCGATTTTTGACGCCAGCAAGCGCATGTATAAAGTGCAAGTCGAAATGCAGATGGCATGCACGGACACTGACTTCTGCTATTTCTTTTGTTTCTTGGCGAAAGGCCCGAACGACAAAAACCCGCAGGTCAAGCTCGAAAAAATCATCCGTGATGAGAACTTTCTGATAGAGCCGCTGGAGGGCAGTCTGCTGCCGCGAAAACGCAAAGGCAAGGTGTCACGGATCGATCTCTACCAAGAGTGGCACCAGCACATCTTGGACGAATTCAACGACGAGGGACGCCGTCAGAAGCACCTCGATCCGCTCGATCAGGCCAAGCTCGTCAGTAAGGACGCCAACCTGAAAATGCTGACCGCCTATCAGGCTGAGCTGCACTCGGTGCGGGCAAGAATTGCTGATGAGCTGGAGGCGATCTCTCGCCTGACCACGCAGTCCGATGAGCTAAAGCGGGCCATTGGTGAGCAGTACAAGGAGTCCGTTACTGACGGGCGAACCACCGTTAGGGTGATCCACAAGACCCCTAGCGTAGATTTTCGGAAAGCGTTTGAGTCGGTGAACGGCGAGGCGCTTTTGGAACAAGCCGGTGACAACCTAGAGTCATTTCGACGCACCACCGGCGCAATGCAAATTTCCATTAGGAATGAGGAGGACGCATGAACGATGGAGGTGTAAGAGCGGTGGCCGGCGGCAACGGGCGGCTGTACCGCGTGAGTCAGGAAGACGCGGACAAGGAAAAACGGCGGCGACAGGAGCTGCTGGATACCAACCCGCAAAGCTGGATGAGCAAGCAGTGGGTTGAAGATGGGCCGGTGTATGGCGGCTACCTTCAGATCACGCAGGACTTGCTTGACTGGATTCAGGAGGGCTTTGACCTGCAGGACGAGGAGCACATGCGCCTGAACATTAATGGCTCTCTGGGCGACTCGCCCACACAGGGGAAGTATCTGAAGATCGAGGGTGCGTGGATAGCCAAGCATGTGTCGCTCAAGCAG